TATTAACTTGGACCAATCCCGACAGCGGAGTAATTAATGAGTGTACATTAGCAGATATCGGTGTATCCGACGATAGTGGTGCAGGATTTACTGGTCGAGTTACTTTAACTGTTGACTCTATTAGATTAGTAACAGGCGGTTTTAACTATCAAGTCGGTGAAATTTTAAAGATTAATGCAGTAGGTGGCGCCGCTATCAATGCTGCTACTGTTGAAATTTTGACAGTAAACAGCGCCCCCGGTACTCCAAACGGTCCTATTTTAACATTTAGATTGTTAACTGGTGGTAAGTTTGATGAAGGCGCAGGCGGAACTGGTCCAGGACTGCCTGTTGCAGGCATTGCTGGAGTAACAGTCACTGATGGTAGTACTTTTGGTACTAACGCTATTTTTGATGTTACCTATAAAGTAAGCACTGCTGTTATCGAAACTGCCGGCACTGGTTATAGTTTGGTTTCAGTACGTGTAGAACCTGCGCTAATAGACACTGACGCAACTGCTGGTTTTGGTTTTGCTGACGTTGTGGGAGGTGCAATTGCAGGTATTACTATTACCGATGGCGGTAGTGGTTTTACAGATTTTCCTTCATTGATTGTTAACTTGCCACAATTTGCAATCTACACAGGAGGTCAGCGAACTGACTTTACTGGAGATGTTACTACTGATAGTGCAGAAGCACGTAGAGGTCGAGACATTAGAGAAGGTTTATATCTTCAAGGGGAAACATCCGGGGCATTAGCTCAAATTCTAGCACATAGTGGTACTTTAGATACACTAGGCAACGAACTGTTCGATGTTGATATCAAATACGGTACATTCGAGCCTGGGGAAACTATTTCCTACGGCGATGTGGCCAATACCAAGCACATTGCTGTATTTGTTGAAAGTGGTATCTACTACGAGAATTTTCCTTTAAAGATACCACAAAACGTAGCCGTTATCGGAGACGAATTTAGACGTACTATTATTCGTCCAAAGAAAGGACCTAGCTCAAGTCCTTGGGCTTTTCAATATTTTAAGCGTGACAAGTTTATTGACGGGTTAAATACCGCCAAGAGCGAATACAATCAATCTCGAGATAATGCGTTTGGCTATCACTATCTAACCAATGCCGATGAACCTGTCTACGATGAAACGCTAATTAATAACAAAGGTTTTTATAGATCAGCTGCTGATTTACTATCGTTGAATAAACAATTTATTCAAGAAGAAGTCATTACTTGGATTGGTAAACAAGTTGCGGAAGAAATTGCACCTTTTGTTGGTTTTCAGTATAACGCAGACACTTGCAAGCGAGATGTTGGTCTATTGATCGACGCTATGGTATTTGACCTACGCTATGGTAGTGCTCCGAGAACTATTTCAGCAGCATTAAAATACAAAGATGCTACAAATGCCAGTGCAACTCTAGCAATCACTGATCAGTTGGATCAAACTATTGCTGCTATTCGAAGATTAGAAACTGTTGCTCAGGCAGCGATCCGAAACGTAGATATTGAAAATTCTCAATATATACAACCTATTACTGGAACGCTTATTACCTATAGCGAGCCGCAGGTAATTGATACTGCTTATACAGCTGAAACAGGTGCCGGCGGGACTCCTATTACAGTATCTGATGTAACTAAAGGTGTTACAACAACAATAACTACTTCTCCAGCTCACGGATTAACCACCGGCGAAATAGTTACATTCCGCAATATGACTGGCCTCACTGACTTGAACGGAAACAGCTATTGGATTACTGTAGCTACTCCTACTCAGTTTGTAATCTATACCAATCAGGCAAGAAGTATCCCTGTTAACAGCACTGATTTTACAGGAACATATAATGCCAGTTCGGGAGATGCTATACCAAACGGTGGAGTTATTGGTAGACTAACTGATTTAATTATTGACATTATCGATACCGGCAGTGAATCATATAACGTTCCTCTAGACAACGATAAGATGGATGTCTTCTTGTGTAATGATGCAGTTATTGGTCGTGCAATGACAATCCAAGGGGCAGGTGGATTTGCCGCAGTACTTGACCCAGAAGGACAGATTCTTGCTAAATCTCCTTACTTCCAAGAAGGTGCAGTTTTCTCAAAGAGCACAGGACGACAAACATTTGCTGGTGGTATGTTTATTGACGGTTTTGCAGGTAACATTAAATTTAGAATTACTAACAAAATCAGCAATACTAGATTAGAAATTGATCAGTTAAAACGTTTCCCTCAGTTGCCAGCATCGTTTATTGTTGAAGATACAGTTTATCGTATTAACTATGTTCGTGACTTTGAATATGGGGCTAATGGTAGTACAGCTACATTTGTATTGGACGAAGTTACTCCTTGGCCGTTCGATGTCTTTACATATGATCAAACTATTTGTAATCGAGATGTAGGATTAATTATAGATGGTCTTGGTTACGACATCGTATTTGGTTCTAATTACCACGGACGAAGAGCAGGACAAAGTTATAGAGAAGCCAATGCCGAAGTTGTAATTGTTGATCAATTAAATTTAACTGTACGAGCTATCGATCGAGCACATGATCTTGCAGATGAAACTATTGCTGCTTTGATTCCTGGATCAAGTTATAGTACAAGTCGAGCTATAATTTCTCAGAATAAGACAATTTTAAGCAATATTATTCGTCGAGGTGTTACTGCTGCTCCAACACTAAACATACCAAATCCAATAGGACTAGCCAGTAATCTTGCCAATGCCAAAAATACCTTAATTAATAATACAGAATTTTTAAAGCAGGTTGGTACAGGATATATTACTACAACATATCCGTCACTGGTATTTTCTGCGCCGGACAGTCAGAAAGACATCGAAAGAATTCTAGACGCATTAGTCTATGACTTAATATATGGCGGAAATAGCGAGATTCGTAAATCAGCCTATGCCTACTTCAACGGAGTCGGCGAAGCATTAGTTATTCAATTGTTGTCGTCACAGCCAGAAGCTTGTGAAAATGCGTTAACTGCGGTAAAAAATGCTGCTAAACAAGTTATTGTTAATACCACAGTTACTCCAACTTATGGAGCAACACAAGGGCAGTATTATGGTGTAGCCAGCGACATTGCTGTACAAGGCGAAATAGAAACATTAATGTCTATAATTATCACAGCGCTGAATACTTATAGAACTACTGTAGGCACTGAAGCTGCTAAACTTGCTGCTGCTGTAGCAACCTTACCGGCAGAAGTATTACCCGATCTTTCAGCTTATGCCTACAATGCTTCAAAATTAACTGCCAGAACCACATTGGTTAACTCCAAAGCAACCATACAATCAAATGTTATAACTTTTGTAAATGAAAACGCCAACGTTTATGAAGTTCTGATGCCTGGTAATAGATCTATGTTATCCAACGACTTTACACAGATCTGCGATATGGGTTATGGTTTGGTAACAGCTAACGGCGGCCTTGCTGAAGCAGTTTCTATGTTCACATATTACTGCTATACTTCTTATTACTCAGTTACTGGCGGACAAATTCGAAGCGTTGGCGGATCAAGTGCTCACGGTGTATATGCGTTGGCTGCTGAAGGTTCTGACCCGTTAGAAGTCCCAACACCAGTTGATTTATACTACGATCTCAGTCAAGGTGCTGTGGTATATAACGACGGTGGTGTATATGACAACGAAGTAAATGGTTTTATTATCTATGTCACTGACTACACTTATCCTCCAAGAGACGGTAGTGAGATAGAAATTGATCACGGTGGTACTAATGGTATTGTTCGTTACCCTGTAGTTAGTGCAGTCACTGAAACAGACTTTCCTGCAGATTCTACAGGTCAAAAATTATATCGACTAAATTTAAATTCAGATACTGATGGATTTGTTGCTGCTGTACCTAACGGAACTAGAGTAACTCTTCGTATGAATACCGAAGTAGTATTAACTGGAGACGTAGTTGGAGTTGCTGTAAGACCTTCCACAGCTTTGAAAATCAATGAATTGTTTGATAGTCAATTGTATCGTGTTCTAGAATTTGCAGATTACATTCCTCCTGAAACAGAAAACATAGTTTGTACGTTTATTACAGGAACCGAAACCTTAGTAGTTACTACAGCCGCGCACGGCCAACGTCCAGGTTACCAAATTAGATTTGGAACTAGTGGAAGTTTACCTACAGGCATAATAAACAATGATAGTTATTACATTATCGACGATGGGTTTACTGCTAATACTTTTAGGATTTCAGCTACAAAGGACGGACAGCCATTAGCAACAACTACAAGCGGAGCCGGAAGTCACTTTTTCTTAGCTGACGGATTAGCCGCTACCACACTCAAAGACGGCTACAACTATGCCGAAATGACACTGTGGCCTAGACAAGAATTTAGTGCCATAACACTAAGTGCTCCAGACGCCTGGAGTGGTGGTCCTAGATTGATACAGAGTGCTACTGAAATACAAATAGGTACAGCCTATAGAATTGTTACAGTGGGAACTACAGTATGGACTAGTATTGGATCGGCAGCAAATACTGTAGGTACTGTGTTTACAGCAACTGGCATAGGATCTGGAACTGGTACTGCTGTAGTAAATTCTGCAATATGTACCTTCGATCACACTACCGATGTAATTAATAAATCTAGTCACGGATTTGCCAACGGCACTGTAATTAGATTTGAAACCAGCGGAATAATGCCTAGTGGGATTTTTAATTCAAGACAATATTTTGTTATTAATACTGCCGGCAGCTCATTCCAAATTGCTAGCTATTTGGGCGGGCCAGCACTGACATTTACCGACAACGGCTCGGGAATATTTGCTGTAGCTAAAGTAGATGGCAAAGTAGGTGACAGCGAAATAGCTATCGTAGAACTTGGACCTCTTGATGCTGGTCGTATTGTAGGCAGTAAATTTACATTCTTAGGTAGAGATTACAGTATTACACAATATGATGACGCAGATCTTACTGGAGAGTCTTATGGTAAAATTTATCTAAGCACTCCTCTAGAAGATAGTGCTGTACAATTTGAAAGTCCAATTACTTTATTTGCTGGTGTAACAGCTAGAACTGAGGACAGTCAAGGTACACTAACAATTCGTATTTCGTTGACTCGTGTAACATCTCATGACTTGTTGGAGATTGGTACTGGATCTTATGCTGACACAAACTATCCTAGCGAGATTTACGGATCTCCAGTTCGAATTGCTACTGAGACATTGTTAGATACCACAGGCGAAGTTGAGTACAGTCAGGTGGTAGAACGCGGTGAAGGTCGTTGCTTCTTTGTGACCACTGACCAATTTGGTAACTTTTCGGTTGGTCCGTTCTTCCGTGTTGACCAAGGTACTGGCACAGTGACATTCTCTGCGTCGTTGGCGCTGAGTAACTTGAGTGGTTTGGGATTCAAGCGAGGTGTTCCAATCAGTGAATTTTCCACAGACACTTCATTCAGTGACAATGCCACAGACACTGTGCCCACTGAGAATGCCACCAGAGGTTATCTAGATCGCAGGCTGGGAGTCTCACATGGCGGGGACAGCATAGATCCAGGAAGAACCATACCACCTACCACAGGCGGGTACATGGCACTCACAGGCCAGTTGGCCATGAAGGGTAACATGAACATGGACAGCTACAGAATCAGAAATGTGGCTGATCCCGTAGATCAAACTGATGCTGTGAATCGTCGTAGTATCAGCTTTGATGCCATTATTGCCAACAGCTTTCCTGGACAAGCAGTTAATGCTGGAATGACCATTGCGTTCACAGGCACAGGCAATGAAGGCCGTGCTGTATCCATAGCAGGAGACTTGACTGTGCCTGGCGACAACGCCATCAGCACCTGCAATGACTCCACGCTCAATGAGTATAAC